TTTTTCCAAATCTTTTATAGAATAATTAGTATTAACATAATTTTTATCAATACATTGAGGTAAAGTTAGCTGATCTCTACAATTGTCTGTAAAACAATAATTTGTAAGTTCAAACCATTTGTGGCCTATCTCATGGTTTTTATCTGTATTTTTTCTTATAAGCCAACATGTGTCATAAGAAATCCATTTATCACCATTTATATTTAATAGTATTTTTTGAATATCCTTATTTTTAATGTTTTTATGTTCTATAGCATATTCAATTTCTTGTTCAAAAGTGCGGTGATCTTTATGATAACTTGTAAACCAATCAGGTTGATCTTCATTTATTATCTTTAAACACAATTCATAAAATTTTTTATGTTGATAAAACTTACTGTCTACATAAACAGTGTAATCAAAATCTTTAAATAATAATCTTGGTATAAATCTTAATAACCTTTGTTTTTTAGGATTATTTAAATCACTATATCTTCTACTAATATCTATATAGCTCCATCCTTTATTTTCTAAAGCCTCAGGATGATTATCATGAGCAAAATAAAAATCAAATTGTTTTATTTTTTGTTTTTTTATACAAGGCAACAACCCTTTGTTACCTGTCTGCACACAATAAAAAATTATCTTAGCCATAATAATAATTGATATCTAGTTCCTTTTGTTATTTCTTTTACAGCGTGAGGAAACATAAAGCTTGATGGAAACATTATCACATCACCAACTTTAAATTTATAAACAATCTCATCATTAAAAAAGGTAAAATCACCACCCTTGTAGTTATCATTAAGACATACCGAAACAGTAAATTTGTAATCTCCTGTTGCCTCTCCTACTCCATCGTCATCATGTTGTCCGTACCAATCACCTTTTTTCATCTGTCTTAATGAAAAAGGGGAGGATTGTTCTATTGGTAAACTTTTAACATTTATAAAATTCATATATTGATTTATTATTTCTTGTAGTCTTTCTTTTATGTCTTCAACAATTTTCGCCCTCTCAAAGCTATTAGTTTTATTTATTGTTGCTGTGCTACTTATATCAATACTACCAAGATGTCTTGTTTCTTGATTGTAATGTGAATCTCTATCAAAGTAATCAGATTGATACTCTTTTATAATTTTTTTACAAAGTTGTTTAGAAAAAATATTTTTACAATAAATATAATCTTTTAATAATTTAGACAAAACTTAACCATCCCGTAATTATGTATTTTTCTTGATCTTCAGAAACTTGCCCTCTATGCACATGTGTCCAATATGGAGGCCATATGAGAGTTAAACCTCTTTGTGCAGGAGTGATTAATTTTTGATGTAAAAACTCAGTGCCACCTTTTTCAACATCATTTAAATATGTCATAAAAACTAAATGCCTTTTTAGAACTAATTCGTTGCCTGTATTTTCACAATGCCATTCTTTAAAGCCACCACCTTTTGGATAAGCTTGTAAATTGTAGTTTTCAGTTATCATAAACCTTAAGACTTCATTACTTGCAGGGTATTTTTCTATGTAATGCATTAAAACATTTTGTAGTTCTTCACGATATAAACCAATTATTCCATAATCTTCATTAGCGCCTATTAATAAATCTTTAGATAATTTTTTTTCTTTATCTACAACTCCTCCATTTCCCTCACCAACTTTACCTTTTGTAGCCTTATTTGAATTATTGTGAAAATGTTCGACTAAAGCTTCACATATTTTGGGGGAAATATACCACCCACCCATAAAGGTATTATTATCTATTTTAAATTCTTTTAATTGTTTGGTTTTGACCATGCGGGAAGTCCTAAGGCAGATCTTTTATCATAAAGATTTGATTCACCAAATGGACCATTTTTATCATTGTAATGTAAAAAAACCTGAGTGCACTCATAGCCTTGAAACGGCTCTCTCCAATGTTCTAACAGTTGACCCTTATACACTAACATGTCACCAGGATTTAAAATAACTGAGACACCCTCTTTACCTTCTTCACCAGAGGGCTCCAAGTAAATAGGCCAAGTGTCTCCACCTAAATTCATTGTGCAAGAAATTTCACAAGATGGTCTATCTTTATGTCTTTTTAACTCATCACCGTACTTATAAATTCTAGTGTATGAATAACAAGGCACTAATTCTAAGGAGGTTATTTTTTGCATTGTAGGTTGCACCCACTCTAATAGAGAGTCCATGGCTAGATCACCATAATTAGAATATGTATTTGGAGCTTGTGGGTCATTAAAGTCCCCCCAAGAAGTATCGTGTAAAGAAATATTTTTTGTTTCTTTCATGTACAAAAGACATTTTCTTTTATTGTGTAAATAGTTATTAAGAAAAAAAGCAAACTCTGGCGACACTGCTTCTTTAACTACATTAAAGTTTTTTTGATGAAAAAAGTTTTCTTCCATATAATCTCCTATCTAAATAAGGGTCCACAATTCCATATTACTAAAGAGTACCTAGTTCCTTTTGTGACGGGTGTCACTCTATGCCAAACAAAAGATGGAAATATAATAATTGAACCTTTTGATCTAGCCTCTTTAGGACTTACTACATGTGGAGTGCTATCACCATGATTTCTTAAATCAAATTCAAGATCACCTCCCTCATAATTTCTACCGTCTTCCAATGAAACCGTCACTGACAGTTTTCTTATTAATCCATGTTCTGGTTTACCTGGTCGATCATAAGGTTGATGCCAACTATCTTGATGCCATGTATAATGTTGAGATTTAGAATACTTAGTAAATTGACATGATTCTGAATAATTTAAATCAAAATTCCATTTACAAAATTTATTCGCCTCATGTACAAAAGGAAGTATTTCTCTATAAATCCAAGGATCATCTAACCAAGCAATTGATGAGTTTCTTACTTTGTGTAGTTTTGCTATGTCTTTTTCATCTTTAGGTAAATCCTCATGGTTACCTGTCCTAGCAATCTCTTTCTCTTGTCGCTCTGCGTGATAAACAATGTCGTCACAAATTCTTGATGGAACAACACCATCAAAGTAAGCATAGTAATTTTCTAAATTCATTCTAAGATTTGTTAGGAGTTTATCAGATTAACTGTAATTTAAAAGTTAAAACTATCGTGCTTTTTATACTTTTGTTAAGCAAATATCTATAATTTAACTCTGAATTGAAAACAATCACCTCTTGAGGTATCAAAGGCACTCTCTGTTTCATTTGTCTTTTTCTACCTGATGCATAATCAATTTCAATAAAAGCATCCTCAGCATCAATTGTAGCTAAAGCCACATAATCAGGTGAGTTGTTTATATCATAGTCATCAATATGATTATGTGTGGATACATCTGATCCCCTATTTAAGATTAAATACGAAGCATCTGTTTGTATTAATGTACTAGTCCAAGTGTTTGTAGAGGCTTTATAATAATCTCTTATGAATTGATATAACCAAAGGTTATCTTCTCTATCCTTTAGCTTAAAATAGTTTTTATTATAGGAGAACATATCTTTAGATAAACTTTGTTTTTTATTAAAGCTATCCATAGCATCTCGTTTAATAGCTTCAAAGTTTATATCAGAAAACTTCTCAGGTACTTTTTTTATAAATATTGATTGGTCTACTAAATTTTGTTTAAAAAACATTAATTAGATAATTATCCACACCAATGCAGAGGCATCCCATCTATAATTATTAACAGGATCTTTTTTATCATAAGCTACATATCTAACATTAGTTTCATCCCACGAAATTTGATAATTTTTTGTCTGTCCATTGTATTCGTAAGTTGTGATTGTAGGATAATCTACAGGTGGATTATAACAACCTGTCGTGCTATCTAATACCCAAGAGTTCATACCATCTGGCTTTGGCACACAAAAACCATTTA